GCACTGCAAAGAACAGGTCGTTATCCAGCAAAGATAGATGGAGGTACCTCCTGGTCAGGAGTAATAATGGATACTAACCCTCCGTCAGATGATCATTGGTGGCATACAAGAGCAGAACATAAAAAACCAATTAATCATAGATTTTTTAGACAACCACCTGCTGTATTACCAGTATACGGTGAAGGTAATAATAGTGGAATACCAGATGATTATGTTGCTAATGAAGGACAGATAGATGGGATACCACCCGCAGAGAATGTGAAATGGCAAGATCTAGGATATAACTATTGGCTACGTCAAGCACATGGGGCTGATCCTGAATGGATAAAAGTATATCTAATGGGAGAGTATGGTTCTATAATTAAAGGTAAACCTGTATATCCAGAATACAATGATGCTTCTCATTTTCATCAAGATGATATAGATGTATTTAGAGGATTACCTTTGATAATAGGCTGGGACTTTGGATTAACACCTGCTTGTGCATTTGTACAAGTATCTGCTAAAGGTGGAGTTTATGTAATAGATGAATGTGTATCTGAAGATATGGAGTTAAGACGTTTTGTAGAAGAGATAGTTAATCCTAAGATACGAGCTGAATATTTTGGAATACCAATTATATCAGTAGGCGATCCTGCTGGAAACGCAAGAAGTCAAACTGATGGACAAACTTGTATGAATATGTTAGATGAACTAGGAATAAGAACAGTACCATGTTCAACTAATAATCCAATAGCTAGACGGGATGCTGTAAAATATTATTTAACAAGAATGGCTCAAGGTTCACCTGCTTTTAAGATAGGTCCAAAATGTCCTGTGTTAAGAAAAGGATTCTTAGGCGAATACAAATTTAGAGAGATGAGAGTAGGTGGACAAGGGGGAAGAAAAAGATACCACGAAGTTCCAGAAAAGAATTTTTATTCTCATATTAGTGATGCTTTACAATATGCTTTTGTGCATATTCGTGACGGTCTGATAGATCCAACTGCAAAACCAGCAGTTGACATGAATGTCAGAAATGTTATAAAAGCTGATATTGGAGCATGGACTTAAATAAGGATATAATTATGCATGGTTTATTAACTTACGCTTC